GGCCTCAAGATTGACAGGCCTGCTTGACCCAGGCACCACGGTCACATCCGCCTCAAAGGTCAAATCCTCGCGGGTCACGCGATCCCATCGCTCTTTCCCGTACTGATCTTCGAGCTGCTTCTTTAATTCCGGCATCATGTCCATCATGACGCCGAGCTGCGCAGGGTCCATGCCCAGGAGTTGCGCTACGACCGGCACAATCTCCGGCGCTTTGAAGTCCCTGAGCTGAATCCACATATCCAGCGTCAAGGTGTCCTTGACCAGCTGAAACATCTTCTGCCCCGCCTCAGAGAGCCAGTCGTTGACGGTACCCTGGCTGTCCTTATCGCGCAAATTCGCCGCCCGTTCGACGAAGCTGCTCTCCGTGGCGCTGGCCCCTTCTTCTGAGCCCATGCGGGCACCAGAGAGTCCTGTAATGATGCGCCAATCGGTCATGAGTAGTTGAATGTTGCGGTAAATATCGGCAGACAGGGGCGGGTCCATCCACGGCATGGGCGGATTCTTCGCGTCGTTCAGCTTCACGCCGGTCATGTCGTCGGAGCTGCCGAACTTCGCCATTTCTTCCGGCCCAGCGAAGGTGCCTTCGTCGTACATGATCTTGCGGGCTGAGCGTTTCGCGCCCTCATCCGCCATTTTGCGCAGCAGGTTGTAGGAATCCTGCAAGGGCACCCAGCTTTTCGTGAGCGGGCAAGGCCAGGGGGAAGGATCGGGCGAGAGAATGGGGTCGCCCAGGATGAGGATGGAGTAGGGATGGTCTTCGATGCCTCGCGGCAGCGAATCATTCACTAGGAAGTCAGTGAATTTCTGCCCATCGGCGTAAATGATGAGCTTCTTTTTACGCAGGTCGTAAATTTCGATGTACTTAAACAGTTCATCGCCTTCAGGCTCCGTGCGCTTGCGCTTATTCGCGCCGGAATCTCGGGCGGTGGAATTGGATTCCAGCTGATCGCGGTAGGATTTTGGGAAACGTTCATCCGCCTTGGCGTCATCAAGAGAAACCGTCACTTCCTCACCGATCCAGGGCCATTTCTTCATGTCCGGCCCTGCGTCGGGAAACAGCATCGTGCGGGAATCGACCCACTCATAGCGGTAGGCTTCATCCTGCATGACCATATCCGGCTCAACCACCGCCTCACCCGTCAGCGGGTTTTTCATCTGAATGGGGTTGCCATCGGCATCCCGCGCTAACATGCCCTCCTGCATCACATAGACCGGCTCGCCCTTGCGCGGGTTCGGCTCCAGCGCGGGGTCGTAACAGGTCTTCATGATGCCGGGGCGGAAAAAAGCCTGGAGCAGGGCCAGAGACGCAGCATTCTTAAAGTTGTCGTCTTGCGACCCTATGCGCTCCAGGATGGCTTCACCTTGTGCCGCCTTCTGGGCTACCGCGGTAGCCTCCATGCCCTGGATAGGCCGCACAAAAAACTTGGGATTGTGGTAAAAGAGGTTGGGCTTTTGCGTGCGCACCGTGGCGCGGAAGTGGTTAAAGCTGCGGTTGTTGCCGCGTGTCTTGTACGTGCCCTGCTCGCCATAGAAATACTGCTCGGCTTCCAAGACTTCCTGGTCGCGTTCCCAATCCTCACGCAAGGTACGGGCTCGCGCCACGCGGGACTGCCAGCGTTCCAACTGCTTTTGAATGTCGGCCTTTTCGGGATCAGGTTCTAACGGACTCTTTTTCTTTCTAGCCACCAATCATCTCCCGTTGCATGGAAAACGTCGCGGTCGGTTCGCCCGCACTCGCCCGTTTGGACTGCTCCCGCCACCATTGAAAGCTGTTCGGCTTCTGCGCCGCTTCTGATTGCATGGGCCTGGGCGGGAACTTGAGATGCCAATACTTGCAGGCGTCCCAGGCGTCGTTATCCTTATCGACCAACTCTTCCGGCTGGTGCTTATTGAGCGCGACCTTATCCGACACATCCTTGTGTCGCTGCTGGCCGATTTCCCAGATGAGCCCAGGGCAGGCCGTGGTGATGCAGTAGAGCGGGTTGAGCGGATCGCGCCAGTAAAATCCGGTGAGCCATTCGGCAAAGGTGGTATCCCCGCCCGCTTCGGCCTTCTGAAAGAACACGCCTTCTCGCGCAAACAGCTTCGCCATGCTTTTCATGGTGCCGTCGTTCTGCGGTTCGTCATCGGCCCATAACGACCGATCAGCCACCTTGTAGGCTTCCTGGCCGGCGTAGGGGTTGCCGGGAAATGTCCTGACATTGGGATGACAGGAACAGCCTGGAGGCGGCACGCGCACGGTTTCACCCTTGATGATCCTGGCGATGTATTGGTAGGAGACGTGTGAAGCCCAGAACTCCCAGAGGGTAAATTTCTTGCCGTCTGAATTGATGCCATGCACCAAATAGGTCGCCTTATGCCGCCAGCCGTGATCGTAGGAGCCGTAGAGTTTGAAGCCGATAGGAGTGATGGGCGGAATGACGATACGGCCATTGGCCTTCAATTCATCCCAGCCTGGAATCAGCTTGGTGCCTCCCAGTGCGCCGAAGTCGATTTCCATTTCCTTCATCCAGCGCGGTGAGCGGGTGCCGCCTGGATAGCCCTGTGTCGCCTGCGCCAACCAGGCGTCACCAACTGGCGTGCCGGGGCGTTTGTCGGGGTCAGCGGAATAATGCAGCCGCAGGACGGGCAAGCCCGATTTAGTGATGCGCTCAGAGATGCCGGGGTACTTGGTGGCTTGGCAGGACTCACCAGCCTCGATGAGTTCCGCAAATGAACCAGACTCAGCGGACGAAATGGAGGCCATGGACCCGCCGCCCTTCATGGCCGGGAGTGCAGCGGTAAAGGCGTTGCCGAACTCAGGTTGGAACGCGGCTTCGTCCGAGAACAGGACGGAGGCCGTATTGGACCGGATAATGTCGCCGCCTTCAGGAATGCCCCAGAGCCGTGAACCGCTTTCGGTACGCATCTGCGCATAGCTCATGCCTGCCTTGGGCGCAATCGAGCGCAAATGCTGCGGCAGGTTCACTTCCATAAATGACATGCGGGCGACCCAGGCTTCACCGTTAAAGACCAGATTCGCGGCGTCCTCTTCTTTTTTGGATTGAATCAGAATCAGCTGATGGTCGCGGAACTTCGCCCGCCAGAGCAGGTAGGCGCTGCAGAGCCAGGTCGCCATGACTTGGCGGGATTTTTCTACAGGGAGGATGCCGGAGGTGCGGAGCGCGGCGAGCCAGGCTTCGGAATGCCCCACTTCAATGGCATATCGGGCATCTCCGGGATCGAGTAGTCGTCCTGCCACCAGGAGACAATCGAGGAGGGAACGCAGGTACAGGTGGTCCGGGAACCGCTTGACCGGATCAGCCGCGTCGTGCTCATCCTTCGTCCTCACTTGCTCAAAAATGAAGTAGTGCGGATCGCGGCGGCACCGCTCGAAGTCGATCTGGTCAACGGCCTGTTTGAACTTCTTAGCCACGCAGCATCTAAGGTGTGCCCTCCAGGGGTCTGGGTGAAGTGCTACTGAATCGGGACGTACTTGACATTGCCGTTAAAGGTCGAAATCCGCGTATCGGGGAAAATCTGCGACGCCGGAGAGACGGCCTGCGTCTGCAAGCCATGCATCAGCAAGGCCGTGCCGCCCACAATCGCCCCCGCGCCAATCAGCGAACTCACCAGCGGCATCCCTGGCGCTTCATGCAAGCCCAAGTGGCTCGGTTCGTACTCGCCATGTTCACGGCAGAATCCGTTGACACGATCATCCGGCAAGCACCGTTTGACGTGAACCACCTTCTGCCCGAAGAACCCGCCCTCTTGCGTTTTCTGTATCCAGGCGTTGCCGTCCTGGATCATGATCGTTTTATTCGCGCACCCTGCCAGGAGCAACACGCACAAGCCCAATGCCAGTTTCTTCACTTCCCCACCTCCTGGTTTGCTAGAATCCACTCCTGCACCTGCACCAGCTGTTCCGGCTTCAAACACTGCAGCCAATCGTTGCCCCGCCCTCCCCCGCCCCCAGGCCGTGAATCTTCCTTGCCTTGAATGAACTGGGTGAGGCGGGCATTGACATCAATCATCTTGCCCAGCTGCACCGCTGCCTTGGTGAACTTCTCCAAATCGAAGAACTCCACCTTGTGGCCATGGCCGCAACCGGGGCAGAGCACATTCTTATTCGCTTCAATCTTCGTCTCTTTCATCTTCTCAATGACGTTGGCGAGCAATTCTACGGCATTCTCGTTGATACGCGCCGACTTCTCCGCATCAATGCCCGCCTGGTCCGTCAGATTCGCCATACGCTTGAAATAATCGTCATGCGCTGAAGGTCGGTCGTTCATGAGGCTTTAGCTCCCTGTGGATACCGCAGGGCCGTGAGAGGCCCTAGCAGATTTGTTGGAGTGCTCCGCAGCTGCAGCTGAGAAAAAGCAAGGGTCAAACCACCCCCGTCAAATCCTTGACATGTATCTTTTCGTCTAGGCACAAGAATTGCAATGTATCCAATCAGATACGATTCAGGATAAAACTCATGATTCATCGCGAATCATGTAATCCATATATCGAAATATCAACAACTTACAATCCGCCACCCATGCTTACGCCTGCTTTACCTCAATGCTTGCGCAAGCAATGCTTACATGCAAGCACAAGCGTCAATCTTCTGACTCGTGAGAAGGTGTTTTCTTTAGACCTCGTGGCCCATACTTCTCCTTCTCAGCCTTGGCAATCTGCTTTTGCTCTGTCTCGCCCCGTACTTGTTCGTGAAAGCGTTTGGCCTGCTCAATGTCCCATCGCACCATCAATGCTTCGTTGCTATAGAAGGTCAGGTTGGTCGGAATCTTAGGGTTTCGACGTTTATAAGCCGGGACATGATAGCGAAGGATCAGCTCAGGGAGGCGACTAGGAGTTTTATAGCCAATGCGTTCACAGATGGCTTTGGCTCCCCAGTAATGCTGCATCAGCTCAACCCCTAGAGACAATCAGGACCGGATCGAGACGCGCTCTCATGATTCGCTTGAATGGCTCACGACTCTTGGGAGTCGTTCGTAAGGTCACAATGCGCGGGCTTACAATCAGAGCCCGCTCAGAATTGCAGTTCTTTTGAACAAAGGTATGGAAGTTGAAGAAATGAACGATGTCAAGAGAAATCTTTGGGGATGAGAGGGATTTATGGGGCGCGTGATGCGTAAGCTGGCATAATTATTGGCTGATGGGCTCAGATTAAAATTCTCTCATGTGCTTGCGTTGGGGGATTATTCCACGCTCCTGAGCGATAAGAAGAATTAATCGAGAAAGGTGTTGACATGCTACTATCATGATAGTATACTGCACTCATGATGATTGATTCTC